GATCGAATATGTGAAAGAGGTCATGGGTAATGATATTAGCGCAAAAGGCTGATGCATATATTTGATACCGCTTTTGATATCGCGAAAAGAATCTGATAAAATGGCGGCTCAACGTATCGCATTTAAAAAGGCGATGCAGCAAAAAAACAAACAGGAGAAAAAACGATGAAAGTTATCCGCAATTCTGACAACAAACTAATGAATGCTCGCTTTAAAGCGGTAATGGTTCCTGTTAATGATAGCGGTGAAGTTGTTGAAATGGAGGTGTTCCAGGTTCGCGAGTTGGCGAAAGGTTCAAAATGGTGTGATGCTTATGAGCCAGGTTATCGCCACGTTAAGACCAAAACCATTAAATGCACATGGGTAAATCACTCCATGCAGATCAAGAAAACTTTCAAAGCCGATAAGCGTTACCAGATCGAACAAGGCCGCGTGTTAGGTGTTGTTGCTGGATACGTGTTCGACGAAAACGGAGACCGTTTCACGCTGTATCGGGAAGAAGTTGGATTTTCAGCCGCTGGCGGTGCTTATCTGTTTGAGGCTAAATACTCATGAGTTTACCGGAAAAAGATTACATTCCTCACCGTTCTGAGGCCATGCAAAAATACCGTTACAAGGTTGTTTTCAGTTCGATATCCTCATTAAAGGAAGGTGAAACGGTCTATCGCATCAGGGATAAGCATTCATATTTGCTGATTGGTCATACGTTCCATCGCTCGCTTGAATTCGATCCTAAAACGCTTGAATGTCATAGCATTATAGACGGAAAGTTATTAGCCATGGTTGAGCCGATCAAATAGCACGAATTGCTAAAAGGCTGTAGAATGTTGCCGTTATAATTAGCGGCAACAAGAAGGAGATTTTTAGATGTTTGACTTTGACACCAACAAATTGACACCTCAACAAGTTATAGCTATTGCAGAATCGCAGGGAACATCGCCGCTTCGCGTTGCTATTCAGTCGAACGGCTACCGCCAATCGTCAAGCTTTTGGGAACCTGTGAAGGATATCAACGGCGCTAATGACCGTTATCCTGTGATCTCTTTGGGTAATGATGTTGATGTTGTGGGTAAACTGTCACGTAGCATTGCGCAATCTGTTCATTTCCTGAATCATCGGCCTATATGCATTTCATTGGTTGCGTTTCCGCCGCTATGGTTGGACGCTTCCAAGTTGAGTATCACGGCACTGAACAACCAACGGCGCTTTATGTTGTAACCAGTCAGCCGCCATCAACTGGTAAATCAGCAATCAACAGCCTGGCTATTGCGCCAATGGTCTGTGAAGTTGAGCGAATCAACGAACAACGCAAGAAAGAGCGAAAGAAGATCGCAGCGAAATTAAAAGGCGTTGAAAAGGAATTGAAAGCTGAACGTTCCGGCACTGAGTTAGCGGCTCTGTTTGAGGAAAAGGAGGAATTAGAGGAAAAGTTAGAAAAATGTGCGATATCGTTTTTCCGGTATCAGACACCACGCCGGAAGGGTTAGCAAAGATCAACAATCGCCAGGGTAACTTTGCTGTCATTTCCGATGAAGCAACTAGCATCAACAGCTTACTCGGATTGACTTACGCTAATAGTGATCGCAAGACTAACAGCGAATTGGTTCTAAAAGCATGGGACGCCGGACACGTTTCAATCGCTCGCGCCAACTCTGAAAACAACATGAGTTTTGTTGCGTTGGGCTGCATGAGCGTAATTGCCCAGGATGAAACAATAAAAGGGATCATGGATGCGGGGGCGCGGGGTATCGGTGTTAGTGAACGTTTCTTGCTTGTTCGTGAAAAAACAATGTTAGGCGAGCGTGTATTTATTGATGAAAATGGTGATCTTGATTACACGCCAGTTAATAAAGAATTAAAGGCGCAATATTTTCAGTTGATTCATAACATCATGACTGAGCAAAATGTTGTATTGAAGCCGTCACGTTCTGCAATGCGTGTATTAAATATTGCTCGCCAGCAATTAGAGCCAGATTTAGCAGACGGCGGAAAATATTCACATACAATGCTGCGTGGTGCTTTGGGTAAAATGGATAAACAAGTGATACGCATTGCGTCAGTATTGCACACGATCCGAAATTGGTTTAATCCAAACGGTACGCCGCAAAAGTCGCGAGAAATTGAAGTTGAGACAATGCAAGAGGCTTTGGTGATGTTCAGCGAATTAAGCAAAACATATATTAACGCCGCGAATGCTTCCGGTCACGCTGGCGATGATGCCGAAATGAGCAAGTTAATTGAAATCATCATTAAGATCTCACGTCAAAATAAAGGCGTTACCAATGCAAGAGCGATCTATGAAAGTGCGCGTAAGGTTAAGCCGTTTACAGGTCAATCAGGCGTGATGAAACGAATTGAGGAACAATTATTGCCAATGCTTGAAGAAAAGAATTATGTTTGCAGCGTGGGTAAATTTGTTTATGTCAATCCGGCGTTAATGGGGTAATCATGTTCTTATTAGATCTGTATCGCTTTTGTGAGTCTCGCGAGAAATTCAACCGCCAGGAATTAGCAAGATTTATATTCCGCCACCGCGAGTGTGAAAGGCTGGCTAAAATGCGGGGGTAACGCCCCGCTATTTCGCATCAAGCTCAAGCAAAGAGTTTATAGCTCGAATGATGGGATATGGATATATTGACGGCGCTCACTGTGTTTACTGGTGCAAAAACAATATGAAAAGGCCGTTTAATTTTGAGTTGTATAGTCTGGAAGGTGATAAAAATGTGTACATTTCCGAAATGATGAACATTGAGAAAATGAGCGATGAAGAATTATTCAGCAAGCCAGCATTTGATAGATCTTATTTTGAAAGAAAGTTCAGCAATGCAAATTCCGCATGATGATTTTGTCTATGCTCTAATGCTATTGCTTTACAGTGATATGCGAGCGTTTGGGGATCAAGAGCATCAAATGACAAATCACGATGGTGAATTGCTTATTCACGTAAGAAAATTTGAATAAAATAAAGGCGGCTTATGCCGCCTTATTACGTTTTAGTGTCCAACCTGCCAACATACCAGCAATAAACATCAATACAGCCATTGCGATTGCCGGAACGTTAAGGCCGTCATTGTTGCGAATTTCTATTCTTTCAGCCGTGATGTTATCCGCCTTAATGCTTGAGGTGCTCACCTGCTTTTTATTGGATGTGTCAACTTTACCAACTGCCGATTCTTTGAATGTGGTTTCCTGCTTGCTTGATGTATCCTGCTTTGCGGTTACACCAACAGTCTGTTTCACATTCTCCGCTCCAGCTTGTGCCGTTATATCAGGCTTGCTACCAATCAGACCAGGTAACACGCTTGAAGCTGAACAACCAGAAAGAGCAATGCACATCATAATAGCCAGTAATTTTCTTTTCATTTATTCAGACCCATTACACAATATTTATATTCAACAGCGCGGCGATTCTTCAATCCCTTTGATTTTTCCTTTTTGCCCGTTTCGGGTTACGGTTAATATGTCCAGTTCCAAAGCTCGCCACAACCACCATACAAATCACCATTGTTGATCTTCTTCAACATGGTTGATTTTCCTGAATGCCCCTGTTCCGGCGTTGAATGTGAATGAGTACAAAGCCGCTCTCATAGAAATAGGAATATCAACCTTAACCGCTTTATCAACAGCGTCAGCCGCAACTTTCATATGCTTGCAAGTAGCGCGTCACATTCTCGCCTGGTATATTCCTTTCCTAATATCACATCCTTTCCGGTGATGCCGTGGCATACCGTCCAGATTCCTGCAATATCCTTGTAAGGTTTATACCTCACGCCCTCAATTTCTTCAATCAAGGGCGATGCCATCATTAAAGCCGCGCCCGTTATGGTAGCGGCAATTGTTTTTTGATTGTCATTAATTTCGCTCCTTATTCCTCAATTTCAAAGCGGTTTTGAGATCGCCAGAATCAAGCGCATTGCGAATTGCTTTGCTATCGCGCCATTTTAGCCATGCGCCCCAAAATCCAAATAACAGAAAGAAAATGAACGTCAGTAATCCCAAAATAACTTGCCCTGTTGCCGCACCTGCAAAAGCAGATCCGCCAGTTGAGTAAGTAGCCATGTTTAGAAATTCACGCATAATAAGATCCCTTAATGTTAAAAATGTCAATACAAAATAGTCTGATTATATTAACGAACAAAAACAAAAAAAAGGCCAGCATTTAGCCAGCCTTTTTAGGTGATAATTTAATTATGCAATCATTTCAGGGTAGAACATGAAGCGCCCTATCTCGCCATATTCCTTATCATAGATAATTACCGCCGCTCTACGGCGTGAACGCCAACCGCCACGCGCCGCATAAGCATCTTTAGCCGCCATAGTGCTATGAACCTCAACAATGCCTAAGCTCGTTTCCGTGACGGTCTGATGATGCCAATGCCCTACATGCGCATACATTGAATTGGAGTTTCCGAAATCTTCCCGCCAATCCGCTGCACACATCATTAAAAGCGTTTCTGGCTTGCGTACAGTGTGACCGTGATGATAAGCCAGGAATGTTTTTCCATATTGCGTGTGATGCACTACACGCGGAGAAACATCAACATTACGCGCGGTTCATCTTCATACGCCGCCGCCATTGCAGCACGTAGCCAGATCATTCCTGATTGGTCGTGATTACCCTCAATGATCTGGATCTCAACTTCTTTATGCTTTTCAAGCATCCGGCTTACTGCTCGACGCGTGGCGCGAATGGCAACATAAACCAGTTTTGCATAACGTGAATCTTGATCCAATACGTGACCGCTTGCAGGTGTGACGGCTTCTAATCCGTCGCTGTGAATCATATCACCACCAATCAGCAATACAGCCTTTTCGCTATTCGGCGCTTTATCAACTGCATAATCGAAAAACTCATTCATTACGTTTTCCGCCGTTGCAGTGTCGTAATTCTCACCGCTTTCATGCTTATGAGCCATTGCGCCAATATGGATATCAAAGATCGGATATAACGCCAGCGTTTGCGAGTAATCAGTAATTTTTCGTCGTGCGGCTTAATGCGCGGCACTTCTTCCGAAAATGCAGCCATAGCCGCTTGCATGATTGCCTCTAATTGCTCTTTATCTTTGTGCGTTTTAATCCAAGTTAGTTTAGTGTTACCATCTTTATCAACTAACTTTGATTCGCCAATAACAGCAAAGCCAGGCGATCCTATTGTTGATATTTCCCCACGTTTAGCCAATTTGCTGTGTCGGTGCTCAACCTGGCGCAAGCTCATTCCGTATTTTTCCGCAATCTCACGCAGTTTTAAACCTGCTTCCCTTTCTGCAATAAGTTGTTCATCCGTAATTTTTGCCGCACTCATTTCACAAATCCTCTTATTTCATAACAACGGCGTACATCATAAACCATGCCAGCATTGGCGGCAAGACAACAGCAAACATGAATTTAATTGTTTTCACTTGTAATATTTCCTTTGCTCTTTGGTTTTGTTGATCACTTCTTTATAGTCGATTGTTGTCGGAATTGCCGGAACACGATGAACCTTGCGCGGCTTTTCATCCACATATGCCATTTCATCACCGACAATAACGCACACGTCTTTAATGTCGAAATATTGCGCTACTTTGGCGATCCCTTCATCAAGACCGCCTTTTTTCGCTAACTCCCAGGTTTCCTTTTTACCCTTCGTTACTTTCATGACCGTAAGCCTTTTTAAGTAATTCCATAGCATCATTCCAAAGAATTTGCGCAATAACTTTGGGGTTTTTACGCTCAAGCATAAACAAAGATTCTCTTGCTAACCATTGAGCATCTTTGAAATATTCAACATTAACAATTTTCATTTTACAAATCCTCGTTTCGTTTCGTTGAAATGATTATGCCCACATAAGCGGGGCATTTTTAACAAAAGTGCTATTATTCGGGATCTGCTAAAAATTCTTTGAGATCTTGATTTATCTTTTCTTCCCACTTGTTCAATACAAGCTCTTTTGTTTCATCAAAGCTCATATCAAGCGCATCTGTGAACATCCACAAATCAGATCCTACTGTTTCAGTTTCATTCGCCTTTTCTATCGCATCGCACACCATAGCGCGATAAAGCAACCATAAACCACGTTCAGTTAATTCAACGCGTCGATATTCAACGCCATTTTCAACAATAGTTTCAATCTTTTCCATCTTTAAATACTCCGCGCTTTTGTGCGTTTATTCTTAACAGAAGGGCAAATTTCACTAATTGGCACATAATGAGTTTGTTGTTGCTCACCTTCTTTCAGTTGACGCATGATAAAAATCACGCTTCCTTTATTGTTTCCGCTAACTGGCTCACCTGTCATGCCAGAAATAAAAGACACTCGACCAGTTCGGGAATATTGTTTTCCTTCTTCTTCCCATGTTTCGCCAGTGATCCAGATAATTTCAGCCGCGTGTTTTTGTGCATCGCTAAACCATGCTGTTGAGTTGTCAGCCGGAAGTAAAATATCAATCTGGTTTCCGTGTTCCATCTGCTCAATTGCTTTTAACACAAACGGATCTGGATTGCTGTATGGCGGATTGAGCCAAACATGCTTATTGCTACCCAACCAACGTTTAAGCAGTTTGTTTCCTTGCTGTAAACTTATCGCTATTTTTTTATTATCTTCCCGTTGCTGCGGCATCAAGATCATATTTGCCGTAACGTTCAGAAAGATAATCAACATTTCATCTGGTGTTTCCCATAAATCGCGCACACGTCCGGCGTTTTACTTCCTGCGTAACGGTTGCCGCTAACCTTAAATAATGGGTTTTCTCTAACTGGCTGATAATGACCGCCTGAACGCAAAGCAATATCTGAATATCTGCCGTATTGCAATTCATGAAAATCCATTTCCGGCTCAAAAGTATCAATGGTTGCTTTGTCCTGAAAATCCTTAGCCATTTTATTTTACCTCGCAAGTTAGAGTGTGCTGATAAACGCCAACTTTAATATCAATGGTGCTATCGTTAACAGTGTAATAAGCCGTCCCAATTGGAGTAAACAGCTTATATTGATTTTTGCTGATATTATCCATTACAACGCCTGTGCTTTTGCCTTGCACAACTTTCATATGGTCGCCTGTAACCTCAAACGCTTCATTTCCGCAAATATATGTTTTTGGCTTATCCATGCAACCGACAAGGGCAAGTGATAAAGCAACTACTGATAACATCTTTTTCATGGTTAATTCTCCGTTTCGTTCTGATGGGTGCATTATGGCGCATTCCGTTGCGCCTGTTTTAACAAAAAGTGCTATTTGATAGCGTCTGCGATAGCCAATTTTACTTGCTCTACACCATAGCATACGGCGGCAAATCCTCTGCACTCCCTAACGCGTCGTAAGAATTCCTTTTGCTCCTGGCTTACTTTCGTGCCTTTCTTGTTTGCTCGTTTAAGCTCAATGGCAATGAATGCATATTTGCATCCAATAAAACCAGTCAGGATTAGAATGTCGCTTACTCCCTTTTTCACACCTGCTTGCTGATCCTTTACGGCTGTTCCAATGGTTTTCTTCCCTTCGTTTTGGTGTGCCAACAAGCCACATAGGAACTCATATGTTAACCATGAATAAGAATCAACCTGGTGCGCTTCCTCTTTCCTGTCATCTGGATCTGATTTGTCGTAATACTCCAGATAATCGCCCTTGTCAGTAACCATCTCTAAAACTCCTTCTGTGCGATCAAATCTTCTTTCTTTGTGTTCTTGCGATGGGTAACGCGTTTAGGCGGCAATATTTGCCCCGCATAACTCATGATCTTGATTGCATTGCGGCAAGTGATCATAAAGTTTGCTGCCTGGCGATCTATAACGTGTGTTCTAACCGCCTTTGTCCAAAGCGTTTTACATATCTTGTGTTCTGATTCAGGGAAATATTTTTCGTATGCCCTGAATTCTACGCCGCCACTATCACGCAACGTGTAGCAGAATATTACTCCAGCCTGGTTTTTTGTCAGCGTCACATTAAAATCTAACACGTCACACCAATCGTTTTTACGGTACATCTTGCCGGATAAGTTATCATTTGGATCGCGTAACTGAACATTACAGCAACGGCATACACGCGCCGCAACGTCATTTTTTGCTCCACAACCTTTTACAATAACTTTCTTTGTGCGGTCATCAATCTGATCCTCACATTCCTGGAACGTCCAGAAATGTTCACAACGATTTCCGTTTTCATCCTCATTAATGCAACGGCGAGCATAGAATGAATTTTCTGTGCCGCAAATCGGGCAATATTTCGGATCTTTATCCTGTGATTTACGCAACTGGAATTGCGCTTGCTCTAACATTGGATCGAAATACAAATTACCCATTTCAAACATCGTGCCGGAAAAATCCAAAACAAGGTGATCTGTTTTGTGCATTCCCAATACTTCTTTATGGTAAGTTTTTAATTGACGCATACCACGCCCCAAAAGCTGAGTTAATAGCGTAAGGCTTCCGATCTTACGCAAAATAACAGAAGTATCCCACGGCGGAACGTTCACGCCAGTTGTTAGCGCCTGAACCTGGAAGATGTATTTCACGCGTCCTTCATAGGCATCATCAAGCCATAAGCGCCGCTGTTTCTCTCCAGTTTTTCCGGTGATAATGTGATACTTCGTGCCAGGCGGAAGCGCCGCCGCCGCCTCTTTACAGTGCCTTTCGTCAGCGCAAGTAACAAGAGCACACAAGCGGTTTTTCATCACCTCATGAACCATCTGCATTATTTTCTGCGTCATGGTTCCTGATTGGTGAATCTTGTCACTCATGGCCTTTAATTGCTTCTGGTCATAATCAGCAACGCCAAATTCATGCACTGGCGTAAATTCTGATAAGTCGTAACCCAAATCACCAACATTGCCAAAATAAGTTGGAACAACTGAGCCAAATTTTACCAGGTAATCAGTATCAATGTTTGTGATCTGCTCACGCCAAAATCCAGGAATTCTTTTATCTTCGACAAGTATCGGCTCAATCCCGCGATATTCCGATCCTGTCATTCCAAATATGCGCAATTGATGCCCGTAAGTCTCAAGACAACGGCGGCGCATTTCTGCAATGATAATGGTGTATTGTGCGCGACCTGAACCAATCAGCAACGGATGCCCTTCAACTGGTTCACCTTTCTGCGTCATCATTTGCTCTATGCTTTCGCCGTTTTCCTCGGCTTCAACAATATCATTCCAGTTGACTTGATGACATTCATCTATACCTAAAACTTGTGGGACGTAATCACCCAACGCTTTATTCAATCCACCAATTACAGTGCCTTCCGATCCGACAACGATCGGGAAATAAGCGCTTTGGTATTCAGGCCAGCGCAATAAACGGAATTCGGAACACCAAAGGCGCTAATCTCTTTTGAATCCTGATCCACGATTTCAGATTGACGCGCCAGAAATAACGCTTTCAATCCCATTTTCCGGCACTGAGCCGCAACCATAGCAAAGATGATTGTTTTACCTGCCGACACCGCCGCTTTTACGAAAAACGGATCAACATACTTGCTCAAGCGCTTTGCGATTTCAGCGTAAGCAACGCATTGGTATTCATACGGGACAATCTCACCAACCGTGAAACGCTTCTGGATTGCCTTAATCCTTTCCTCTCCCAGATCTGCAATCTGCTTTTCAATGTTAGGAATCATTTTTATCCTTTTGACTAAATGCCATTTGCGGCATATCATACACAAACTCAATCAAGTTTTTTTTAGCAAAAAGTGCTATAGGTGAAAATATGAGCGAAATCAAAATTGCCGCCTCAACTGGCGAAATCGACAAACGCACAATCAATGGTAACAACGGCGTAAGACGTGGTAAAGATCGCAAACGTCGCGCACCTGTTAGCGGTTATCTTGTATTAAAGGAAGAAGTAAGAGCCGGATTAAAAGCGCGGCTTGATGAAGTTGTCAACGCTTACGGCGGTTGTGCTGCCCTGGCGCGTGAAATTGGCGTTAACCTTAAAACAGTGTGGGGTGGAAAGAGCGAGGCATGATTTCAACTAAAGGCGCTGAACTGATCCAGAAAGATTACCGCCGCAAAGGTTTTAACGTTTCCGCGCTTCATATTGCCGTCCAGATATCAAGTTTGATAATAACGGCAAGCCATTAGAGAATCGTTGCAGCAACAGAAAGCTGATGCGATTTGTAACCAAAGAGGAAGCGGAAGCAAGAGGATTTGTGCGGCCTTACGATCCGTTACGGTCTATGAGTCCAGAAGAACGCGAGAAAGAGAAAGCGCGGCGCAAAGCTGAACGCGACAAGGCGAAAGAAGAACGGCGCAAAGCAAAGGAAGCCAATCAGAAAAAACGCGTTGTGATTTCCGTCGATAGCACTGATTGCTAAAAATTCCGGCCTGGCATGGTTTATCATCGTGCCAGGTTTTTTATTTGGAGGTTGAGAAATGCACTATCAAAAAGAAGAAGTGATCCCAAAGATGCGCGGCATGTGGCAAGCGGCATTAATGAAACTTTGCGATATTCCTCAATTAACCTTTAACGGAAAACATCAACCATGCCCTTATTGCGGCGGTAAAGATCGCTTTCGCTGGACTGACAAAATCAACGAGAAAGGCGACGGCGGCAACATTTGCAACCAGTGCGGGAATGATTCAGGGATCGGATTATTCATGCGCATACGTGGTGAAAATTACAGTGAAGCAATCGACACGCTAGGTGAATGGTTAAACCTGGTTCCGGTTGAGGTTGTCAACAAGGCTAACAAAGCGGCAAAACGTGATTCCGGTTACAATTTCGGATCGCAAGCGCCACACGAAAAGTGCGTTGAGGTGATGGATAAAACTGAACGCATGGAAATAACAAATCTAAGCGTTTTTGAGGCGTTTTATCCATTAGACGGCGAATCGTATCAAGTGGGCGTGAAAACTCATGAAAATGGATATTGCGAGCATATACACGCCATTCCTTGCCACCTGGTGCATAGTGATGAATTGGATGATGACATGTGCAATATTCTTTTCGTCAATGAGGAAGGTAAAAGCAGTTTTTACGCGAAAGATTACACGCGTGGAAGCGTTGCGGTAACTGGCAAGACTGACAAAACAATTTACCTTTGCGTTGATTGGATTGATGCGCAACATATACACCTGGCGACGGGGCAAGAAGTATGGGCGTGTTTCTCGCCTTCAAATCTTGAAATTGTTGCATACAGGTATAAAGGTGATCGTAAAATGCGCGTGGTGTGCCATGCTAATGACCGTGAAACATTGATTGCCGCTGATGATCGCGAGTTAGACGTAATGTTGCCGATTAACGGAAGATTCAAAATGGAATAGAGCGTAGGCTTTACAAGGCATCAGACTTATTATAATATTCATCATGCTACTAACACTTTCGATGGCTACTGCTCATTGACTTCTCGTTGTCGTTGACGAACCCCGCTAAGGGCGGGGTTTTTTTATTGCATGTAACATAGCAATATCGCATAATCACTACACTGTTTCAATGAATAAAATGAGGTGTAATTATGGCTTTATATCGCACTGGTACGGCTGCAATGGACGCGCAAGGCGTTATTACTGGTACTGGCACAAAATGGCGTGAGCCGCTTTCTCTTATCCGCACTGGCGCAACAATCGTATTTCTAACATCGCCTCTTAAATTGGCTGTGATTAGCGATATTGTAAGCGACACGGAAATGAAAGCGATCCAGACTGACGGCGAGTCAGTAGAAAACGGAAATTATGTGATCCTGTTGAATGACTCTTTAACGGTAGATGGAATGGCGCAAGATGTTGCGGAAACTCTGCGCTATTACCAAAGCAAAGAAACTGTTATTGAGGAAGTGATTGAATTTTTCAAAACTTTGATCTAAAAACAATTGCAGGATTTGGTTAATCAGATCAAGGATGCTGAAAGGAACACTGCTGCTGATCGCGCTGCAACTGAACAATTAAAAAAACGACGCGCAAGAAATTAAAGATGCTGCTGTTAATGAAACGCAACAGATTAAGGATTCTGCTGTTGCTGAAACCAATCAGATTAAGGCCGACACGGACGCAATAAAAAACCAAACGCAACAGATTAAAGATTCTGCCGTTACCGAGATAACCGGAATTAAAAATGAAGCGTTAGACGCGCGTGATGAAGCGGAAAACGCACAATTCGCTGCTGAACAATCAAAGGTTGGTGCTGATAATGCAAAGGCTGGCGCTGAGACTGCTCGTGATGAAGCTCGCCAATGGGCGCAACAGGTGCAACCTGAAAATCTGCTGCATAAGGATCAAAACCTTAATGATGTTTCTGATAAGGGCGCTGCAAGAATTGCATTATTTTTAGATCGATTTAATCAATTTGAAGGTGAAACAACAATACAATCCCCAGACAAAATAAAATATTTAACAGTAGGTAATGCTTCTTGGGGCTTTTGGGATACCTCCGCGCAAAACTTTATTCCTTTAGGAGTTCAGCAGGTGGTAGCGGTGCAAATAACGTTACCCAAGCAAGAATTAACTTTCAGATTGACAGATTGGTGCAACAAGATAACGGAACGTTTATCCGTGGAAACGATAGTCGTTATGGTCTATTCATCCAGGATGCAACAAAATGGGGAATGATGGAGTTGTCAACAGGTCAATCAATACCTCTTGATGTTGGTCAGGGCGGCACTGGATCAAAGAGTGAAGTTGGCGCAAGAAAGAACCTTAATACTCCTGTTGGTGGTCAAGCAATTGTTATTCCTAATAATTCAAACGTTCTTGGGTTTATGACAACTTACGCAGAAAGCGGTTATTACTCAAGCGGAGAACTTGTTACATATCAACCGCCTGAATCCTCTGGTTGGTGGATGTATGAGTTACATGTACACGGTAGAAATGCAAGTGGTCATGTTGAATACGGCAATATTGTTGCAACCGCAATGAATGGTAATAAATGGGGCATCATTTGCAATGCTGGTTCTGGGGTGGATGGTATAGAATAGCAAGATCTGATGGATCTATGGTTCTATCTTCTGATGGGAATACACCAAACGCGCTTGGTGCAAACTCTTTGGTTATTGGTGATAGTGATTCTGGTTTAAGGTGGAGTAGTGACGGTGTTATTCAGGCTGTTTCTAATGGACAAAACATTTTTGCATGGACTCCAAGTAACTTAACTCTATATAAAGATGCTCAATCATTCGCTGATAGTTCTCTTCCTGGTTTATTTGTTCAAGGTAGAAGATCTGGATCAACTTCGTGCCTTGTTGGTGGTCAAATTGAGGGTGGCGCATTTAGCGCCTGGCAATCTAGAGCTACTGGAATGATGTGTGAGCTACCATCTTTTGATGCGGCAATAAGCATCTTTAAAGGCGTTCATTGGGGGCAAGATTGGGTAACTGGCTTTGATATAGTTCATTGGTCTGCTGGCGGCGCTGAGGCGCATCTTTATGTAAAAGGTGCTGATTATGTTTTTGATGCCGCTGGTAACGGTAGCGCTTCAAACTGGATTAGTAGATCTGATATTAGATTAAAGGCGCATCTGAAAGAAATTGAAACAGCATCTGACAAAATTGATTATCTAACTGGTTACACTTACTACAAGCGCAACAATCTTATAGAAGATGAAAACAGCGTTTATAGTATTGAGGCTGGATTGATCGCGCAAGATGTTGAAAGGGTTTTGCCGGAAGCGGTTCATTCATTGAATAACGATGGTCAGCTAGATCCAAAAGGAGAGTCAATCAAAGGCATTAACTATAATGGCGTTGTAGCTCTTTTGGTTAACGCATTCAAAGAGCAAAAGGCAAAGATTGATAAACAACAGGAGGAAATTAACACATTACGCAATGAGTTAGACGAACTAAAAAATCTTGTTAAAATCAATGCTTAACGGAAATGCTTCAACAATTCCAGAACTACCATAATACAACGGGAGGCGCAACGCCTCCCTTTTTTATTTACCAATTCTTTACAATGAACCCATATCTATTGCCGTGAATAAAGCGCATACTCTTTGGCGTAACGAAAATGTTACTAATTTTTTATTTTTATTTTTTTTTAATGTCAAAGAGGAATTCATTATGTCAGATATGACTCTATTGCCTACGGGCGGCGGTTTTGGTGGTGGTGAAGCTGGTGCGGCTGGTCTTGGCGGCGCTGTCGGTGGCTGATTGGTTCATGGTTCGGCAATGGCTTTGGTGGTCGTGGCTTTAATGGTGGTGGCGATGGTGCTGCTGTTGCTGTTGGTGCAAACGCCGTTCTTGATGGTATCAATAACATTCAGACTGGTGTCAACAACTTGGGACTGCAAACCCTGCAAGGCCAGAACGCGACAAACTTAACTGTTGAACGCTCCGCTGCTTCAACTTTTAACGGCATTACCAATCAGAACACGCAGAACCTTTTGGCATCCGTCCAGGGATTTGCAGGTCTGAACACTGCGATCACTCAAAGCACTAACACCATTGCTGGCGCTATTGCTTCTCAGTCGTTTGATCAACAGCGTACCGCTTTTGAGGCTCAACTTGCCGCTGAAAGATGTTGCTGTGAGACAAACCTGAACATTGAGCGCCAGGGTAACGCAACGCGTGATCTGCTGCGTCAACAGTTTGCTGATTCTCAGGCTGTTCTCATTTGCGATATGAAAGCGCAATTGCAAGAGGCTCGTTTTGCACTGTCTCAGGCGAATCAAACCGCCGCGCTGAATTGCAAAATCAACCAGGTTGAGCAGTTGGTTAACTTCAAACTGCCTACCCCGCCAACGCCGCCAACTGGCTGCTGTGGCTGCTAATAAATAAGCGCCTTTCGGGGCGCTTTTCTCTATGGAGGCTTTTATGTCACATATTAAGATCGCTGGCTATCGAATGCCACGCATTCATTTACCGCGCATTGTTATTGGCTCGCATGAGGAAAAAGATCATGATGGTTATCATTCTAGAACTCATGAACATGGTACAGCTATGGCAGATGTTCATGAGCGCATTTCAAACCCTCCGCACACCTGGGAAGCGTACCACGACAAGCCAGGCGGCATGATGTCAATTGTTGAAATGGAGTACAAAGAGTTAATGGCTGAAAAGGCTGATAGCTCTAAACATGGCATCGAAAAAGAATTAACGGATCTGGCTGCTGCTTGTATCTGTGCGCTTAAAAAAATGAAATCAATGTGAGAGGTGAGCCGATATGCAAACGACAAACACAAACGGGATCGGGGTAACGCAATTTAACGGAATGAAGCCACGACACACAATTTCATTGGTGGTGTTGATTGGTCTTTACGCCGTGATGCAACTGATTCATCAATGGTGTTTCCGCATCAAAAGGTAAACTGGCTTAATGCAGGATGTGAACCATTGGACGGAAATATCCACTATTGTTGGATCATGGGTGTAATTGCGCCTACTCCTGGGACAATTGACGTCCGATTAATGTGATGTATATCGGTTTTCACTCTCAACGAATCTTGATCGCGCCTCACTCAGTGAGTCAATCGGATCTGGATAGGATGCACGTTTATGTAAGCGATAGCTCTAATTTCGTTGGTGAATTTGTTGGCAAGTTTTTAGGGATTGAACCGGAAAAGCCTGTTGCAGAACGTGAAGCGATTAGCCCGTGGCCTAACATGCCACAACAAGCAACTCAGGCGGAAAAGGTAGCAGAAAATGACGAAAAGTGATGGTGTTGAAAAGGTAGTTGCAGACCTATCAGAACGCGCACAAGCGATTGTGAATGATGGTCATCAACAAATGGATATTATGAAATCAGCCTTTACTGATTTTAAAGCTCTTGGCTCTATGTCTGGTCTGTTATCGATCATGAATACCGGAACGCTTAACGCACAACAGCTTGAACTTGCAAGCCGGATAGCAGTTAAGGTGATTGCTGTTTTGGGTATTAAAGAAAGTGAAAAAGGGGCGTAAGCCCCTTTATTTTTAGAATGGAATATCGTCGTCAAAATCCATAGGCGGCTCGTTATTTTGAGGCGCTTGCTGTCGTGGCTGCTGCTGTTGGCGTGGCTGGCTTTGTTGCTGTGGCGCTTGTTGCTGCCCTCCGCGCTGGCTAAATTGCAGGTTAGCAAATCCAGCACTTGTTAGAGTATTATAAATCTGCCCGTTATATTCGCTGCTATCAATGCGCAACTGATCGCAAGATACAGAAATAATTTTACCCTGCTGGAATGCCTCACGATACCAATTATTCATTCCCTCGCTTTTTGCATTAAAGAAGAATTTGTAATTGGTGTATTGTCTGTTACCTTCTCGATCCTTATATGATTCTGAAAGCTCAACAATATACAGTGTGCCGTTTTGCCCTTGCTTAACAAAAGGCTCTTTGCGAATTTCTCCGGTGATAACGTGCATTTTATTTCCTTATCGGGGCGCTATCGCCCCGCGATAAATTATTCAAAGTCAGTGATAGACTGTGATTTTACTTCCTGTTGCGGTTGATTTTCAACTTTTTCATTCTTCGCAACATTTGCCGCTGGTTCAGCCGGATTAAAACCGCGAGCCTTTCCGATCTCCATTTTCGCTTTTAGCTTGTCGTAATGCTCTTTAATGATTCTCCTGTTAGCCGCATCAGATTGCTTGTAAGCCGTTTTAAACGTTTCTTGCAAATCTGTAAGGTTATCGCAAGCATCAAGATCTTTTTTTCCAATCCTGCGCGTTTTTGGTGGCAAGATTTGCGTCATCGTCAGCCGTTGCCAGGCCAAGAGCGGTACAAAGTGCATAACGTCGCGCATAACTGTTTGTTGATCCGCCACCTTGCGGATCTAATTTCTGCATTGGCAACGTGAAGCCATATTCAACCCATTCATTTGATTCAACGTGAATGAAGCGAGTTAAAACCGTCATTGATTTTAAATCTTCGCCAACTTTCTGATCTTGAGTAAGGAATAAACCCTTATCAGTAAGACCAGGCATAATAGCATCAAGAACACTGTCAAGAGTTGCATATTTGTTTTTCAGGTGCGTGTTTTGCTTATCCTTTTTACTCTGGTGAATAATTGACGCGCCTCAAACAATGCCTTAATTACATTTGCGTTTTGTTCGGAAAACTTCATTTCATTGACTCCGGTTTAATAATGGCGGCTTGCGCCGCCGTGTTAATTAATGCTGTTCTTCGTTCTCGTTGTGATAATCAATCAAATTCTGGATCATGATTTCACTCGCCTGATTAATCATCTTGCGGTGTTCTTCATTATTTTCCATTTGAAGAACCGTTAACACAACGTTATCAATCGAATATGCAACCTTGCGAACATATTCAAGAGTTTCCGGTGATTCACTTGGATCAATTACGCGCAAGAACTGGCGTTGCATAATCCCTAATGCGTTTACAAATCCGCATACGTGATCGCGCACATCTTGAATATCTTGTTCATTGAATTGCTGTTCCATTTTTATTTCCTCTCTCTCGTTGGTTGATGCGTGTAGTATACCACGCATCGAATGGCAGTTTTAGCAAAAAGTGCTATTTATAAAAACCTTTGTATTGACGACGAACCCAATCAGGCGTTTGAAGGTCAATTTCCGGCTCTCCGTTTGCGTATGAAGGCCAAACGTCATTTACCTGGCATTCTGCAAACTGGTTTATCACGCTCATATATTGAAGCCGTCCGATCTTCAATTGTTCATCCGTCATGCGGTATGCGATCGGTAAATAAGGCTCTTTCTTTTCCTGCGCCAGCAATCTGACAACTACTGGGCGCGTTTCTTCTGGATACGCTTTCTTGAATAGGTCATGCTGCAATGCCATTTTCAAGTAGTAGCCGTGATTGAATGCCAGCCTTGCAAACTCTGACGGGTTAGCGCTTGACGTTGTTTTATAATCAGTGATCACAATAGCTTCATCAAATCGCGTTGTTTCATATACCGGATTACCATCACCATCATAGCCGGAAATTACTGTTGCAAGAACATCCTTGCAAATATCAACATGGTCAAGCCTTACTTTTACTTTCACGCCTTTGATAGTACCGAAAATTGATAGCTCGCGTTGTGCCGTTTGGCTATTCATGCAAGCGTTGTGTTCCGGTATGCTTTCCAGTACACGGCGCATTGTAACGCAAGCGTCGTAATCTTTAGCCTGAACCAATTCAACGTTATCCGCTCTTGCCTGGCTCTCTGCGATCATTTCAATCAGCCACTGAACATTAAGATCCTCACCACAATCAACCATCATTTTTATCAGGTCTGGATAAGTTTTCCCGCTTGTACCAGTCAGGCCAAAAGATTTTAACTTGCTGGCTAATGCTGTTTGGCTTGTGATCAAGTTTTCGTAATCTTCCGGCGCTGGCGCTCTGCGGTATTCTTTTGCGAACAACTCACTGCTTTGAAAGTTGGTGTGTGACTGCGTACCGAAAACAAGCGCTTTGCTTTCCTCGCGCGGTCTGTATTTCCATGCAGCCGGACAAGTTGCAAAGATTTCCGCCAGGCTTGAGCCGCTAACGTATTCAGCCGCCCAACCTTTAGGATCGTGATATTCATCATTGGTTAACTGGTCAAAGGTGTAAACTTTAAAATCGCTCATTTGGTCATCCTCTCGTTGGTATGTCTGCATTATAGGTCTTTGTTGCATGTAGTCAATACCCTTTAAGTGTTCTTTTTGTTTTACATACGTTTACAACTAGCACTGACAACAAAATCACATCGTAAGTTTATGATTTACTGATTGTTGTTTTTGTGTTCCATTGTTCACGCAGTTACGCCGCATACCATATATAAATACATACCATGTGATATATAACCATCAACCAATACAAAACACACAACCACTACAAACCATGGAGAACAATAGAAACAAGAAGAATACAAATAGATATATATAATAATAATTAAACTCTAAGTGTATGTATTATATAGATATTTCATTTGTTCTTTTTGTTATCAAGACGTTTTCAATTTTACGCCGGATTCAGTTGTGAACATCATGGAACAAAAGAAAACAAAATGCCCCGACCGTTAAGCCAGGGCATTGATTTACCTCCTTTTTACACTTTGAATAACAGAACCGTTAAAACTGGAACCGCGTTAGCGTGGTCAAGACTTCCACCATAAGAAAGCGTGGTTGCATTACCTGCTGGCAACATAATGTAAGCACTACCGCCGCCATGCATCGCAGTTGAACTAACGTTAGCAATTCGACCGCCATATGATGAATCCACCCAAACAGTACCGCCGCCCTGCCCGTATCCGCCTGAATACGTCCAACCATGCAAACCAACGTAAGGAATAACAAGGTGTCTGTTGTAGTTAACAGCCGGAATGTGAACCGATCCGTTAAACCCAAGAACAACAGCCTTTGCAACGTCACCCTCAATTTTTTCAGCGTAAACAGTACCCCTGAACCATCCATCAGTAGCATAAACGTTACCTGTGAATGATCCGGCGTTTGCGTACACCGTACCCCTTACAGTTACCTGGTTAAATTCAGCGTAACCATCTTTGTTAATAGCCCATCCTGCAACCCCGCTCTGCCAGTTGTTAGAGTTGATGAAGTTAGCAATCTGTGCATTACCGATAGAACCATTTTTAACAAGCAAGCTATTAATAAACACCTGATTATTTTCAACAACAAACGGTAATGTAAAGGCTCCGCTTTGAGCATTGTTGATGATCGCAAATCGTCCAGCATCAAACAGGAATTGTGATTTAACTCCGCCACCATCAGCGACAAGAGAAAGCGCCATACCTGCGCTATATTCCTGCCCGTTGTACCTGATCCCCAACTTACGCCGTACATCGCGCCAACGCTTGTACCGTTAACCCATGAATCAAGTTTCTGGTTAACCGCTGATTGGGTATCACCAATTTGAGTTGATAACGCCCTATCCGCTGACGCTCGCGCTTCCGCTTCATTAGTGATTGCCTGGTTAACATCAGTTATCTGTGCTTTGATATCCTGCTTAACCCCGTCAATTTCGCCCTCAAACGTAGCTGTAAGCTGATCAATCCTTTGGCTAATGGTTTCAGTGCTGTTAGCAATTACCTCTCTCAATTCGCTATTTTGAGCCGTTAATTTCTCGTCAAATTGCGCACTCATTTGAGTGACCTGCGTTACCCTTGCTTCTGTTTCGTCTGCAATGAGTTTCAGCGATTGCAAGACTCCGCTTTACGCTTGCCGTTTTCAACTCGCATACGTCGAACATCTTTGTCATTCGCTAATGCGTTTTCAATTACTGATTCCGCTGTGCTGTGGATCTTATCATTGGCCTTTATTGCGTTTTCCTGCAACCACTTATAGCCATCAGAATTTTCAATATCGACCTTAATATGATCCGTGATAATGCTCGTATCGTCGGAAGCCATGCCGCGCACAAAATCAGTCCAATCAGAAACGTTACCGATTTTGTCAACTGCCCTTGCCTTGTACCAGACAACATGACCCGCTGGCAGTATTGAATGCCAATACTCATATTGCGGGAACGGTATCAGCGTTAAGAGCGTTGCTTCATCAACGATAGGATGACCATCAGCACCGTTAGGCGCTTGATGCAACTCAATATATGCCGTGTCTCCGCTTCCTTCTGGCATACCCCATTTTACGCGAATTCCGAAAACTTCATTATCAGACGCAGTAAGGTTAATTGGCCTTTCCGGTTCGCCAACCTTGCCAGTTAATCCGGCGCTTACAATGGCTGACCATCCAGACGCTGAACCATTCGCTGCAACAGACCTTACCCTTACGTGATAGTTTCCGGCGTAAATACCTTCAACTTCTGTTTCCTTGTTGGCTGTGCGCGGCGTGTTGTTCCAGTTGCCATTGTCTTTTCTCCACTGCATTTCATAAAGGCTTGCATATTCAACCTTATCCCATGAAACGTGCATTGTTTCCACGCTCGCTCCCTGGACAACTCGCGAATAAGATTCGATCTTGACGTTTTGCGGCGCTGGCAAAATGTCAGGCTGCACGATTGAAGTCGGACGGTCATCAATGTTTACGCCATAATCAATTTCATCGTATTTGTTAGGATCGTATTCAACAGCCGTTATGTTGTAGGTAAATTCTTCATCACCGTCACCCTTAGTGATTCCGGTTACAACATATCGTTGCTGTGCAATATCGGTTCGCTCAATTGCAAAAATGGTGTCCGGCTGAACGTCAAAACCAAAAGTCGTGTTTAGCGTTAGCGTTTTACCGTCATCACTCACACGCGCAATGGTTCGACCAACTGGCTTACCATCCGGCTTATTTACCAGAATGCGATCACCTGCTCTTGCGTCAACCTTAAACGGCGTGAACACCTGCAACCCGCTAACCTCCATCACGCGACCTGATAGATTCAGCGTTAGAGCACTTGACCAGAAGTTATCCGATACAACAATCACATCGCCTACTGTTGGGATCATACCTTCCAGACCTGTAGCAAAGTTTACCGTTGTGCTCTTGACGTTGGTTTTTAAAATCCAGCGTCCACGGCGGTTGGCTTCGCTGCGTCGTGTGCATCCAATCGCAGTAATTGACGTGCTGTTATATCCAAAGCGTAACGACGCCTCCGTTTCGAAAACTCCCTCAACATCCTGTTGATACATGTTTTGTTCGTCGTCGAAAGTCACGTTGCATTGCGTGTACATGCTTTTTTTCGCTGGCAAACGTGTAAGTGAATTCACCGTTAACCACGTTGTCATTAGTAAAGATGTATGACGCATCGCGAGGCTTATCGATCACGATTGAAAGGCTCTCACCATTCCAAAGCTCATGCCACGGAAGATTGAACAAATATCACGCACAAGCTGATACGCTTCTACCTGGCTCTGGATTACAACATCGCAAAGATAGCGCGGCTCTGTTCCGCCTTTACCGTCTGGAACCATCTGATCGCAATACTGCGCACATTCGTAAATGCTCCATTTATCAAGCTCGATGCCTAACTCTCTTTGATCGAGTCCGTAACGCTGATTGGTAATCAAATCATACAGAACAAAAGCAGGGTTATTACTCCATGCCTTTTTCCAGGTTCCATCCCATGACCCTGAGTAAGTGCGGGAAATAGGATCATAATTTGACGGAACATTAATGATTTCCATTTTTCTTAATGCTGATATTCGGCAACGCATTAGGGAATAATTCGCTGTCAAACTCAACATATACTAAACCAGTCAGGGGTAACGAAATTTAGCGTCTACAACTTCCGCATAGCTTTGCATTTTAATAAGATCCGTTACCCTTGCTGACGTGCTATCTGTCAGGCGACGGACGCGCAATAAAACACGATCATTGAAAACAGGTAAATCAATTCGGCGGCTTCTGTCGTAACCGCTCATTGTTTTACCTTCAATTACATCATGCAAAACCTCTTTATATTCAGCACCATCAACAGCCATATCAACAGCATATTCAACGCGAACACCTGTTAGATCTCCGTTATCTTCCTGAGTAACCCCGCGAGGCATTAAAATTTTAATACGGATCGCAGAAAGGTTTTTATTGGTAACAGAAATAATATAAGGCGTTGCGGCTGTCAGATCGCGAGCAACTGTAATTTCGCTGGCTGTATCAGTAAATCCCTGAATATAATCCTGCGTTTGCGTGCCTGGTCTGAATTCTGCCTTAACATTCTGAAAGTTTAGTGAACCATCCTGATTAATAACCGGAACGTCATCAAAATATAAATCTTTCAATGAAAAGTCTGGATCAACTTCACCATCAGAAACGGCTAAAAGAATTCTGATCCTGTTAATTGAAATTAGGTTATCTTCCATTTCAACAGGTGTATGAGGCTTTGAAGAACCGCCCTTACTGCCAGTTATCATATTTTTGATCATAGCTTTTAACCTTTTGTGCTATTTAAACGTGCTGCCATTGTACATGTAACAAAAAAAACCCGCGCAACGGCGGGTTTATATAATTAAAGTTTATCTTCTGCGTATGAGCCAGCACTGAATACAGCGCCGCCAACAGTTCTATAACCATATGGCAAACATACCGGATAACCTGCCGCTGTAGTATTAACAGCACCACCAAACGCATATGATGGTTTATTTGCTGCGCTTTGGCTCTCCATTCTCATTCCTCCTTGTTGTGGGCTAATCATCTGCATTACACCACCAAGAGCCATTGCGCCACCCATCATAAATGCAGCCGATGAAAAAGCACCCATAGCCGCCAGCGATGCACCACCAGTGAAAAACGCAGTGACCATAATAACAGCGCCCAAAACAACCTGAAATAAACCGCCGCTTTTTGAACCTGTTGGCACCGGAACAATTCGAACCTCGCGAGCACAACGCCAAGCACTATCATTATTCAGGCCAACATTTTTACCATCAACGAAAATTGCAAATTTCATCTTTGATCCGATTTCACTTTGCATAAATTCTTTGAATCCTTCAACCTGGCTTGATAATGCCCTTACGCATTCAGGCCAACTATCAACAGCGTATTTATGGAAAACACCAAGCGGCGACCTAATGAGCCTGATAATTTTACGTTGATAACCTTATTCATTTTTCAGATCCTTATGTCTGCAAATCATTGTTGTGTGTTCCTGATACCATCCAGAATATAAATCAACTCGCGACAACTTGCCGAATGCATGATGCAATAGTTGATTGTTGCCTAAATAAATTCCGGCGTGGTTCCATACTGGCGCTTGCAACTGCATTATGATCATATCACCTGGCTTTGGCGGCTCTCCTGTTTCTATAAAACCTTCTTTCAAGTAATTATCTTGATAAAGGTTTTCACCATGTTCCGGCTTCCACCATTCATACGGCTTGCGGAAATCATTCAGGATCACGCCTTGCTCTTTATGCCAGGCCATAATAAGCCCCCAACAATCATAAGCGCCAAGCGACCAGGGGCGACCAATCAAAGGCCGTGATTGTGGCTCTATGATTCTCATGTCTCCCTCTGGTATCGAAACGATAACCCAAGAAACACCAGTTTCATCACACATGCACAAATCGTGTGCGCTAGGTATTGTGGTTGCCCCTTCCCCTGTGTGGCTATGAACTATCGCTATGATATCCGCGCCGCCGTCCTCAACTTCTGCATATTGTTCAGCGTCCATTTCAAAATGCTTTTCCGGCTCCTTGCTTACGTTGTCGATCCGGTGATATTTCTGTACGCGTGATTTTGAGTTACCAGCACAACATTCATTAGGATAAACGTCATTGGCATGGCGCATAATTTCAAGTTTATTTTTGCGTTAATCATTGGTTTTTCCTCAATAGTGATGCAACCGCGCAACCGCCAAAGTCTAATTCATTTTGAGCGCCAAATCGCAATTTACAAGCTGTAACCGTTCCGGCGCAATAATCCTTGCTCGGATCTGTTACCGGATTATTGTCTTTATCGAACATTGCCGATCCGTTATATCCGCAACCTTTCCCGCTTCTATACCATCCCCTTTGCGCCCAATAACAAACGCTTTGCGTGAGCCGTGGCGGGATCATAATTCCATCCATATCATAAGGTGATGTTAATTCAAAACGTGCAACTGTCTGATTAACAAAATTCGGACGCTCAATATAATAAACCAACTTTCTATATGCGCCGTCCTCCACGTTTCCTTCTTCATCAATTAAATCAGCCGATGTAACCCAAATTGTTACTTTGGCTTGCATCATGCCATTATATGATCTGATTAATGCAGATACGCGGCTATCTAAATTTGAAAGCGCTAATTGTGGTTTCTCTGCCTTTCCGTTACTTGTAAAGCCAATGCCAGTAATCCCAAAAGGCCGCGCCCCGTAAACCTCGCCACGGAATTTAATATCTTTCGGCGGCAATACTCCAGTTTCACGCGCTTGCATTAATTCCTCTGGCGTGTACGCGATATTTTCAGCATGAAAGCGGTAAACCTGCGCACCAAATTTTGTGCCGTCAACCTCAACAAGCGTAATTATTTCACCAGGAAAAAGCGATTGCAGACAATTTTCAAAAGTCTTTTTGATCTGTTTTTCAGCCATATTCTATGCCCTCCAATAAAGCACCATTATAGACACAATAAAAAAAAGCCGCACAATGGCGGCTTTGATTTATCGCATGGATGTAAATTCTTCTGTAAACGTTGCTTTTACTTCCTGAGCGGTTCGGCTAATTGGCGTTAGTCCAACCGTTCCGGCTTTTACGGTAAACAACCCTAAGCTACCATCAGGAGTTTTCCACAAGAAAGGCTTTAATCTGTGATCCGTCATAAACTCCTTAACAGCCTTATAATCATTACCAACATAAACAATAGAAAACTCCCTGCGCTCCGTGTTAAATCCAGAAGATGCCTTTTGGCGATAACCGTTACCAAAAATAACTTCCCTGTCATTATTGGTAGTTGTCATTACACCGCCGCCGCTCTGAATCTGCGTACACCAGGTAAATTCATCTAACATTAAGCCCTCCCATGAACAAAATTATAAACCTCGCCACCTTGCGAGCATGACCGTTGAATCATTTCAGTGAAAATCATCTTGATACCAGTTTCCATCCCTTTTGGATCTTGACCGTTGTCAATGTTAACGTTGATATCACCAAATGCAAATTGAGATGCACCGCGATTGATGCCAGCGCCGCCAGTTGTCACGCTTCCTACTTGACCGCCGTTTGCATAACCTCGCATCATGCGATACAGGTTTTTAGCTCCGATTCTTTGCGTTGCCTCTTTGGTGAAAACAAACTCACCTTTATGAACCACGCCAGCCGGATCATATTTGCCACCGTCGCCAGTATAACCGCCGCCAGCAAAACCAGCACCGCTTAAAAGGCTTCCAAGCGTCCATGTTGAGCCGCCCATCATGCCGGAAATGCTATTGAAGATAACCATCTTTGTGATCATCTGAACAATCAGGCTAATGATCGATTTTGCAAAGTCTTTGAAGTTTGCTTGTCCAGTAGTCAAAAAATCAGCCATTTGTTGCGATAGGCCGTTTAGCGCCTGGCTTGCAATGTTGCCGATATTATCATACATGTTCATTGCTTCCTCGCCGTACTCCGCAAAGGCATTTTTAGCGCCAGCCAACCAATCAGCGCGTTTAGCATCTTCCTCTTTATAACGGTTGTCTAATGCATCCATCATGGCGGTTAGTTGCGGATCTCCTTCCTTGCCTCCTTTGGCAAGATAATCAGCCTCAACTTTTGCACGTTCCGCCGCCCTTGCTGCTTCACGCTCGCTTAATCCTCTGGTTTTGGCTAGTGCTTCCGTTGCTGCTTTCTGCTGCTGGATAAACTTGATTGAGCTATCTTGCAACTGATTAAGGCGCGTTTGTGCAACAATCTGATCGCCTAAAATAGCTTTTTGTTCAGCCATCGCCAGGATTTTATCTTTGTTGGCTAAAATGCTTTTTTTCTTCATCAGTAAGTTGCCGTTTGTTGAGGCTTCTTGCAAAATCTGAATTTTAGCTTGTTCAGCCCATAAAGATTTACGTTGCTGGCTTATGGTATCAGTGATCGTCTTGTGTTCTTTCAAAACTCTTAATTGAGTTTCTAACGCCAGGATATCACGCTGATATTGTTCTTCCAGCTTATCGCCAGCCGATACCTTAACTTTTTCAGCCTTTTGCTTTTATCGCGTTTGGCTAATTCCTCGGCTTCCTTCCTGATATTCTCTTTTGTTTTTGTCGCATATTGCTGTTCAACCGCCGCACGATTTTTCATCATGTCAATGTAACCCTGCTCGCCTTTTTTGACTCGCTCGTTACGTTCGGCAATTGATTTTAATAGCTCCTTGTTGTTCTCCTTAGCGTTATTGATAATCTTCTGTTGCTGCGAAATAACAGAATCACCAACATTATCAAGCCCTGGGATTTTTTGCATCGTTTTGGTTGCCGACACAATAAATTCACCAATGAGAATATCACCCTGATTAAGCAAATAACGAACCTGCTCAACGGTTCCGGCTACAACGTCAATAATCAGGTTAAGCGCCGCCAGCGTGTGATCTCCAACCCAACCCCATGCATCTGACGCCCATTTTTTAATGTTCGTCCACATCTTTTCTAGTGGCGTTGCGGAGTCTGCCAGTTTAGCTAATCTCTGATCCATAACATCAGCAAATAACTTTGTCGCCGCCGTTACCGCTTCCGTTTTACCTTTCGTTTTCTCCAGGTCTGCAATATAAGTTAACTGCCCTTCGCTTAAAAGTTGAATTGCTCGTTTAGCTCTGCAAGACCTTTAACCGGATCGCCAGCAATCTTGTTAAAGTAATCGGTTATTTTGTCGCTTGATTCACCCGTTACCGTTGACCACTGAGCGGTAGTTTTCGTAATTGCTTTAATCTGATCAATCGTGAACTTGCCGGATTTTGCAAGCTCTGTTGCGATGGATCGGATGTTTCCTATCGTCGCATCAGTGCTGTTATTAATGTCCTGCGCCAGCTTATCGAACTGTGCGCCGCTTGTGCCAGCATATCCACCAGTCAGCACCAACGCCTCTTGCAAGTCACGTTGCGACTTATACGCATCATAACCAGCCTTAACAAGAGCACCCATTGAAACGGCTAAGGCTGCAAGTCCAACGTTACCGGATTCAGAAACGACAACAGCGCTTTAAACGTGTTACCAACGCCGCCAAAAGAATCCTTAATCTGTCCACCCTGCTGGATTGCAACCAACCAAACAGGCATACCGGAAGCTAGCGACGTTACAACGTCAGTGATCTGAGCCGGAAGTTGCGCCATAGCTTGCTTGTATTGCCCCGCGCTAATTCCGGTTAAATTCATCTGTTTTTCTTGCGCTTTAAGCTGTGCGATAAATGGCGCGGCCTGAGCACTTACGCCAAGTTGCGCCGCTTTCATTTCCAGCAATTCGGCTTTGTTTTTTCCAAGCGCGGCGGCTTGCGATTCAGATCCGCAGAAGGTAAGTTTTCCGGCTAACGCTGCTTTCTCTTTTGGCTTTTGATTCCTCAAGTGCTGCGCGGCCTTCTTCCGTTACGCCTTTTTTGTTACGCTCCAGCTTACTGATCTGCGTTTCCAGCATACTCCCCAACTGGAAAAACGTTTCATCTGGAACAATGCCCTTTTGCCATAGCTTATCAAGATCACTTGCGGCCTGAGATAGCTTGCGCATTTTCGCCGCTGTTGGATCAACAGTGTCCTGAATGCGTTTAAATTCACGGCTCTGTTTCGCCAATTCATCAGCTAATTGCTTTGCCCTTTGCTTTGCAATTTCTTCCTCATTAACAAAGCTCTCAACGCCTTTCTTTGCTTCGTCGTTTGCTTTTTTAAAGTCCTGCAATGACTTTACAGCCCTGTTTAACTGCTCTACGTTAACGCCAAGTGTTAAACCTGCAAATTGTTCAGCCATATATTTTACCCTCATAAAAAAAGCGCCCGTAGGCGCTTTATTTGTTATTTGCTTGCATCATTTCCAGTGCTTTTTGTTCCATGATGCGCAAGTCATTTAAGGCCATTTCTTCATCGTCTATTTTATAGATTCTGAATAACATAGGCAAACATTATAATCAAACCGTAAGCACCAGCGCCAGCACTACGCCACTGTGTACCCATCGCGCAAAATATATCCCATGATTGCATCATACTTTCATCAAATATGACCTCTGGCGGATCTTCTCCTTCATAGTCTGCGCGGGTTAATCCTACGGCTTGCAATTCTGCATCTGTCGGCGGTTTCTGATAATACAGATAAACCGCCAGTTTTAGTTTTTACGCGTTGCCCTGCCAGCGCACTTAAATAAGATCCCATAAGAGCCAGCGCCGCGCCAGGATAATAATCAACTAACAGTTGCGCGTTTTCTTCGTTGAATTCTTCTTCCAGATCCCAACCAACTGCAACATTCATGATGAATTCAGGATCTTTAATACCTTCTTTCTGGTAAAGCTCTTGAATCTCGCTGGCTTTTTATGCTTAACGGTAAACACAATTTTTTGCTCGTTACCATCCGGCAATACAAATTTAACTGGAAGTTTGAAATCTGGAAGCGGGGCAAGAGTCAATTTCATTTTAGCCATTGTCATTTCTCCTGAGTGGTTAAATATTGAGGTGATATTACATCAAATAAAAAAGGGACGCAATGCCGCCCCTTAATATTAATCCTGGTTAGCAGGAAGGAAAGTAAAGCGACCTTTCAGGGATACCGACAAAGAAACGGTTTCCATTTCGTTTACCGCCGTTTGTGGGATTTCATTGAAAGAAAGCACACCAGCCCAAAGGCGCATTTCTTTCGCTTTTGGTACATACATGCGCAATGCTTTACGTCTCCGGATTCGTCAGCCTTACGCAAGAGCGGATAAATCGGGTTATCGTATTCATGCGCAAATGTGTAAGTCAGTGATACCGCGCTTTTATAGGTTGGTAACTGCTGCTCCTGGTCATCGCTCAAACACTGGTAATTGTAATACTGCTGCTCTCCGCCGTCCTGCCCCAAGTCCTGTACGCATGGGATCTCTGTCCAGCCGTTGATTTTCGCAAAGCTCGCAGTTACAGCGCCAGCCGGAAAAACGTTAGTATCGGTTGTGTCGATACCTTCAACAGTAACCTTAGTTGATTCCGCCGCCGTCACACGCAGAACGCGATCAAGCAATTTACCCCAACTTGAGGCGGTAACGATAATGTAATCACCTTTATTGAATGCATCGCCGCCGCTTTCAAGCGTGAATTCCGGTTTGGTTGCATTGCTTACGTTGGTTGCATTTACGGCCTGGCCGCGCGTGTTTTCAATAAAAATCTGTGATCCGTTAGGTAAGTGCATAATAGCCCCCTTTATTAACCATCATAACGAACATAAAAACGTACTGGATAAAACCAGCCTGATTCTGATTTCTGAACTTGATGCACTTTTGCACCTTCTGAAATATAGCCATTCGAAAGCATTTTACCATCTTCAAAGAAATCAGCAATATTTTTTGCCAGCTTGCGAGCCTTGTCAATTCCTGATCCTGGCGGGAATTCAATTCCGATCTGAACCATTCCAATATAGCTAATGCATTTCCTTTTCAGATCATGAATTATTGTATCTGCTTCTTTGTAGTCATATTTAAGCCAAATGCCTCCGCCTTTTGGTGGCGTAAATTCACGTTTTCATAAGCGATCATATATTCGCTTTCGTATTCTTGAGCCAGCGCCATTCTTGCCGCAACAGATAATTCATAGTGCATTTTCTTTCTCGCCTCCCTTATCGCTTCCGCCATGTAAGAGCGCAACCGGATCGCAACGATACCAAATACCCCTGCTGGCGCTTGCTTTGAATGACCATATTCAAGAGCATTAGCGTAAATCAGCATATTTGAAAAGTATATTGATTTAATAGCGCCTCCGCCATGCAATAAAGCATAAAGCGTCCTGCGACCTTCCGCCTTTGTTTTCTCACCATCAGGATCATATTGATTGAGCGCGTAAAGAGGCGGCTTGTTTGCTGTGATCTGCATATTGGCTTTGAATCGTCCTGTGTCCACTGGCGCAATATCAACTAATGCGCCGTGAACCTTTTCACCAAAAATCTGAATCACGTCATTCAATCCGCTTTCTACTTGCTCGATCCATTTGTCAACATTGCCATGAAATTCTCGGATCGAATAATCAGCCATGAACAGCAACCCTCCGCATTATTGGACGGTAAGCAACGGTAATGCTTGTTGGTCTGATTGGTCTTGTTTCAACCATAACATAACGCTCGCCGTCGATATCAATCTGATATCCGTTTTAAGCTCTACATCAGCATTAAAAACGCCTAACTTGTCGGTAACTCTAATTGTCTCTCCGTCAACTTCTCGCGTCCGTGGTGCTCTCACAAGACCTTTAATCTTCACTTTTATTTCAGGCTTTTCAACCTCAACGCCGCCAACAATTTCAACGCTTCCAGGTTGAGTAATGCAATCAAATTCACCTGTTACATCGCTAAAAAAATTAATTCCAGCCGATGCCATAGATCTGATTTGTTCATAATTCATCGTGAGCACCTCCGATGAAAGGCAGTTGTAAGGCCAAAGCCGCCACCTTTTTCTTATTGAGAACTTCGTACATTTTACCCCACGGCGTTTGTCGCAACGTGTTACCGCTTGTGTCGTCGCTAACTTTGCTGAACGTCTGCGAAAACTCACCAGTCAGGGAAAATGACGCTATACGATGCGAGTAGCTTTCTACACTCTCACTTTCCTGTTTCATAGCTCCGTCAAGAGTCATCAGGTGCAAAGTGTAAAGAGCAACAGCGCGGAAATATTTGTCTTTGAAATGCTTTTCGCAAACAAAATCTTTAGCCAGTTCAATCCATGCCTGAATTAATTCAGGATCAACTTTCTTAAATGCTGGCGCGATTTTATAAATTTGCTCTAGGATCTCAATATCATTCATGGTGTATTCTCCATAATAAAAAAGGCGCTACATGAGCGCCCTTTCTAATTAATACTCGCCGCCGTCCTCAAGCTGTGCTTTGCTTTTGCCTTCGGTTGGGTTTGGCTTGCGTTTTTCGTTGAACGCTTCAATGATCTTATCGTTTAGATCGCTGTTATCTTTTACGGTTAGCTTGCCCTGTGCAACCAGTGATTTTGTACCCTGCCGCTCTAACACGCTTTCCGCAACGGTAATTTCTTTACCTGGCATAACGTCAACGCGATCAATAATAATCAGTGCAACGCCAGTGTTTACCAATGTAACTTCTTTTTCTTTAGCCATTTGTTTTTCTCCAGAAATAAAAAAGGGAACCTTTTAACGGTTCCCTATATTAATCTAATTATCAGTCGCTAACAAGACCTTTAATCAGAACCAGCGTCAACGGACGGTAAATTGTCAGACCAGTACATTTAGAGGTGCAAGGCACTTTGAAATGCAGGTCTTTAGGTTGCGCGGTCAGCATGTTAAACGCTTCTGGAATCTCAATGCTCATGTTCATCGGATCTTTTTCGTAAACCAGCGCCGCTTTAGTCCCTGCGCCGTCGATATCTTCAAGCTCGGAAATGGATTCGATAGTGATACCGCCATTCTGCTGCTTGAAATAATCAAGATAGCTCATGGTGGTTTCCGGCATACGAACCATAAGAACTTTACGCATTGACGGCGGAATCAGGATCATATTAGCGCGGTGCTGCCCGTTAGTCAGCGTTTCGATTTTTTCAATCGCTTGCTCTAATTCATCCTGTGCGGTTTCCGGCTTTTTACCAGTACCTGCGGCGTTGTTCCAACCTGCGGAGTTGATAGTTGTCAGGTTTGGATGATCAAACACGCTGATAATTTTATGCGGTTTAGAGCCTTTGAAAACCAGGTGGTTTACAAGCTGATCATGCGCATTCTGTGCGGCGTTGGCCTTGCGAGTGGAAAGGCTCTTGCCAGTGCGTTGACCTGCTTTGATTTCGTCAATGGAAATCAGGAACGCATTACCCAGGCGGAACACTTTACCGAATTCAGAAGTCATCAGCGCGTCAACAGTTGGCAGATCATCAGTGTAATCAGCGATGATTTTTGCGTGGCCTACTTTGTTGAAAGTCTGATATTCAAAAGTTTTATCTGTATCAGAAAGCTCGGACGTACAGGGAATACACGCAGTGCGGAACCTGCCGGATATTCTTTTTCATAGGCTTGAGCCTTAATTTTATGAAGCTCTTGAGCCGTCCAAATACCCATATCAGATGCGTCGTTTTTAGCGCCGCGTAACTGCATGTGGTTGGCGATCACGTTTGCTTCAAATTCATCATATTTCATTTCTTTAGACATAATATTTTCCCTCATAGAAAAGCCGTCATAATAACGGCTTTAATATAGCATTTTTTGTTAAACGTTCAAGTGTTTTTTATGGTACGGCGTTGATGAAAGTATATTCAATCATTGCCTGAGTGCCGCCGCCGTCATTTGCAACCCAAGTAACATGCACATCATTTGGGCCATCGTTTTAGTTGATAAACGCGCTTGCGTATCGCTGATCGGTATAATTTCACACTGATCATTATAAACATGCCAACTACCTGTTTTATCGTCTGCATCTTTTGGCGCAACTTCAACGGTAATTGTGACAACCTTATTTGGCGCTTGTGGGCTAGGCAAATTAGGTTCAAGAACTGCCCCGCGAACAAGTTTTCTTTCACCTGCGTGAATATATGGCGCACTTTGATTAATCTGGATCTCAACAATATAAAACAGTGAATTCCACTTTTGCCAGCCGCCTGTATAATGCCAGCCAGCGATTTCAAAACCGTCCTTTACCGCGAATCCATCAGCGCCAACCTTTACCGGATCACCGAAATTAGGTTGCATGTCAACGGTCTGACTTAATACCCATGCTCGACCCTTTGAAATAACATTAATCGGATCGCCAGGAAGGTAAATCATGTAACCTTCATCATCCATATTTGTATTAATATGAGTGCGGAAAGCAACGCCGTAAGCTAGTGTATTAGCGGAAAACACATCCGTGATTTCTTTATACCCATCAGTGACCGACTTAACTGTTACAATTTTGCCAACCAATACACCATCGTGATCATCAGCCGTAAAGCAACAACCATCAATATTGTAAAGACTTGAATCACCTAATGCGCCTGGCGCTTGAACTCCAATAATGTTTGCATAATCAGCCATAATCTAATCTCCAATAATAAAAAAGCCGCTCAAAAAGAACGGCTTTTATTTTACTTATTAATTAGAGTTGATGCAATTGCACCTCTGACAGTTTGAGATCGCCAAACGTTGTGTAATCTCCGGTGTAAGTCCATCCGGTAACAACAGTACCATCAGACTTAACAACGCCCTGTTCAGTTAGCTTAACAGGTGCGCCGAAAGTTTGCGCCTGAGTATCTTCTGACACCATCCAAACGCGTCCGGTAGTCATCACGTTAAGACCGCCGCCAGCCTCATAAACCATGCGACCATCTTTAGATGTGGTCTGGAAATGGGAACGGATTGCAACGCCGTAAGGAGTGCCGCCGCCAGCCATAGGCTTCATGACCTTGTGCCCCATCGGATCAACTGATTTTACCTGAACGGCAACGCCAACCAGAATGTCGCCTTCTTCCAGAACACAAGCGCCGTCGATGTTATACGCGGAAGTGTCAGAAACTTGACCAGGCAAGGCGCGAGCCATTGCAACATGATAACTTGCTGAAATCTGAGCCATAATATTTTCTCCTTACTTAGCTTTATTCAGACGTGCGGAAGGATCAAGAACTGTTTCCGCTTCATCCTGTTTGTTTTTTGCTGCATCGCCTTTTAATGCGATACGTTGAGCCGCCATTTTATCAGATTCTTTCGCGATATCAAAAGCGGTATCAATATATGCATCAGCCTTTGCGCTAATATCATTACCCATGACCTCTTTCACATATTCGATCTTAATTTCTTTGGCGGTTAGTCCGTCGCATTTTACGCCAACTTCGGAAGCGGTAGCGACCAGCGCGGCATGTTCATCAGCGTCAGCTTTTGCTTTTTTCACGGCTTCTTCAATCTGTGCCGGAATGCCGTCAACTTTCGCCTGTAGCGCATCGCGCTCTGCTTCCAGGCTATCGGCTTTAGTTTTTGCCGCTGTAGCGTCTGCTTTCACGGTTTCGATAAAAGTAGCAACTTCTTTTGGTACGTCAAATTCAACAGCACCATCAAGTTTAATTTTAACGGTCATAACTTCGTCCTCTTTATTTAATTTACGTCGATATCATACGGGAATTCTTGCTCGCTATCAAGATTCAATTTTGCAATGCCAGCGCGACCCTTAAACACTAACGCAATATGGTTAACGCTAATACTTGTTTGCAGCGCATCAAATTTTACCCATCCTTCCGGCGGCTGTTCATCTTCTTTTAGATCTTCTTCAAAGATGTATTCACCAGTTTCATTAGAACCATAACCAGGCTTATCAATATCAATCGACGTATAACCAACGCTAATTTCAGCCGTTTGCTTTTTCTTTGCGCTTTCGATTGCTCGTTTTGCGTAAATGTTTAACGGCGCTTCAACGCCCACACCATTTGGAATGCCAGCGCCGGAACACGATCCAACAACAACCTTCTCGGCGTTTTCAGGCGTTACAGTGACGTGACCTACTGTGATCGGTTTCCCTGCGTAAGTCGCCAGGCTATCAGCTTTAAACACTTCGCTTGCTGGCCTGAATTCTCGGCGCTCTCCGTATGGCGTTTGATAAATCTGCAAACCAATTCGCGCCACAATAGGCCGATCCACTAAGAACCCATGTTCATCAAAATGCGCCTTTACTCTGACACTATCAAAACGTTGCACCTTCTTCATAAATATACCTCTTGCTCTGTTTCCCAATCCGGTTGCGCCCAACAGCGACAATTATATTCTTGCCCTGGGAATATGTGCTTTATTGCCAATGAGATCCGTTTCATGTCCAATTTCGCGTGTTCAGGTCTAACCCTGTTATCTTCCTGAGTGCGCCAAATATAATGGGTAACTCCGGCATCAACTACGCGTTGATACATTAACACGGAATACCACGAACCAACAAAACCAGACGCCCTATTTTTAGCCCACGCCTTATATTTTCTTAGGCGTTTTCGGATCTGTGCTCTTGTTTCTGCTTGCTCGCGTAACTCATTCAAACGCTGTTGTACTTCCCAATCATCAAGCACATTATACGCAAATTTCCTTACGGATGCCTCAATAAGTGAACGCCAGGTTATGTATTTTGAATTGAACCAACGTCATTCATATTTCCGTAAACGCCACCAATCAGAAGGATAACGGATCGATTATTTGCGCCTCCTGTTTGCTTTGCCATTCTGATAAATTGGCGAGTGTGGTATTTGTATGCACTAACGGCGAATCCGTAAACCAGCAACATAAAGGCGGCAATTGCCGCCTCTACATCAGCATTGTTTTCAGTGATATCAACCGCCAGATCATTAAGCGCCTTTTCAACGTCGCTCTCTGTCATATCGGGAAACATCATTTATTCAATCCTCCCTCTTGCCCTGGCTCTGGATCTAAATCTTCAGGCTCTGGCAATTCAATGTTGTCATTGTCCCTGATTTTAAGATCTGGACAAATGGATCGCAAAGTGTCTCTTGTTTCTTTGAGATCAATAGCCTGTTCAGCTTTCAATTTTACAACAGATTCAACGTTCTTAGCCATAATTTCAGCTTTGTCCTTATCGCTCGGAACGCTTAACGGTTCGAATTCAATAGACCATTCCGTTTCCGCGATCATGAACGGCAAAAGGAATTCAAGAATCGGCTTGTAATCCTCTCCGCGCTTTCGATCAATCAACTTATAGAAAGTCTCTAGCGCCGTGTTTTGACTCGCTGAAACGCCGCCAGTGTTCTTATTTTTGAGGATGATTTCATGAATGCCAGTTAGGGCAACAATGCGATCAATCTTTTCCTGTAAGAACTCTGGAACGCCTGAAACGTCAGAATTAAGCACCTCATATTCTTCATCGGTGGCATCAATACCAATCGCCTTACCAACTCCGCTTTCGTCATCAACCTGAGCCAAACGTAAACGCGCCGCATAGCGCCCTTCTTCATCGTCGCACATCAAAGCCAGATCACGCGCTTTCCATACTGCTTGTTGTTTTCGGCGTAGCAATTGCGTTGCTAATTCCTGGCAATAGTTATAATCAACAATCGCCTCAATCAAACGCTTGTTTAAAATGCTTGCACCCCAACCATCATTTTGACGGCGTTTTTTCATTCGATACGCGCTCACCATCAATGATGCAAATACGCGAGTAATGAACAAAGAATTCAGGTATGTCTCCGCCAGGTGAGATCTTATAAAGTTTTGGCTCGCCGTAACGAACACTCCGCGCGTTAGTTTCACGTTCCTGAATGGTGATCTGATAGCGATCATATACGCGAATATCTTCAAGTTGTGCGCCAGGCTTAACAGGTGATTTCAACATTCTGTTATCAGCAACAACGGCAAGAATTGCAGAACCGCCAAATAAACGCGACCATGAAAGTGCATCAATAATTTTAGCGTTTAATCGCAATTCATCCCAACGCGATTTAAAAAGCCTTTTCATTTTTCACGCCGTCAACTTTAAAACCAGGCGTTACCATTCTCTTGGAATACATCGACAATGCGCCGCGCCATTCCATCTTCTTCATAAAATTGCGATAACGTTTTAAATGCCGCACTTTGCATGTAAAAAGCATTTGGCCTAAACGTTCCATCTTTAGATCCGAAAATTTCATTGTAACCATCTTCTTTAGTAATGGCCTTTACCTTGTCGCTCATAAATACCCCCATAATAAAAAAGGCCGGAATATTCCAGCCTTTGATTTTACACATTAACGCTTCGCTAATCCAGCTAAACGCTTCATTCTATCAACCGCATTATCAGCAAGGTTAAGCTCAATATTAACCGCATCAAAAGGTATCCATAATATCATCATGAGGGTGGCTATCATCATAAGTGAATGCCGCCGCCTCTGCCAGAAATTCAGCAAGCATGTGATGCGATTCAGGCAATACAACATAACCATTCTTGATCACTGGCTGTGCGTCCATGCAGCGCGTTACTTTGTCTTTATCGCGTTGCACTGGCGTAATTTCTATCGGAAATGCTTTGCGGCAATTCTGGATCAAACCTGTGCCGCTCGCTTTATCTTCCACGTAAATTTTACGCAAGTTTCCGCATTCTTTGTTACGGTTCCAGCACTGCTTAACAAACGCTTTAAACTGCGTTTCTAACATTGGCGCTTCCCATTTGCCGCGCACACCGTCAATAAAATATATGCGGCCTTTGAACATGCCCCAATAACATAAAACGCTGTAGTCGTTTAGCTCTCCTTCTTTTTGAGCGGTATCAGCCGTAATAAACGTATAATCAAAGCGATCCGGTTTTGGCATCGTTGATTTTTCTCCGGTTCCGTAATACTGGAACCATCCAACGTTAATTGCGTTACCGCCAAGAGCAATTGGCTCTTGCTGATACTGAGAAAGGAACGTGTATAAATCCGCATCGCGTAGCGCTTTCAGGTCATGAATGCTTTCCTTGCTAGGCCAAAAGAATAATACTTAACGCCGTCAATAACGATGTATTCAGACGAAAGCACATCCTTTTCAAAGTGAGGTTGCAACCAATCAGGAAGCGATTTCCCGTATTCCTCTGTAACCATCGCCGGAATTGATATCTGATCAAATTCAATACCCATTCCGCCATTCATCAGAAACCATGTCATATCCTGCGCGTGTAGACGCTGCTGAATAACGATAATAGGCGTTTCTGAATGTGCGCGACGTGATCGAATAGTGTTCTTTGCGATCATTTGACCGCGCTCACGCTTCACCTTCGAAAACATATCATCCGGCTTTTCTGGATCGTCAAGCGTTACGCAACCGGAATAAACGCCAGGCGTAATGTACCCGCCACGGCTACCAGTAATCTGACCGCCCATTGATTTACTAATCATTTCCAGGCGAACTTTGCCAGCGTCATTAAGGATCTGGAATTCATCATCTTTGCTTGTACCAGTTTTTGCGGGGTAAAGCTCTTGCCATTCTCGCGAGTTAACCAGATCGCGCACACGCTTGCTGTTACGTTTAACCAGTGTATCAGCAAACGAAATATTCAGATTTCGCACCTTGTTCAATTTTAGATATGAATAAGGCGGAAAGTGTATCGAAAGCAATTCTGTTTTGCCTGAACCTGGCGTTACGTTAAAAATGGTATCTTTGCGCACACCTTCAATAATTTCATCAATTGCCCTTGCAATATAAAGGTGATGCCAGTTAGGAATCCATTTTTCGCCCTGCTGGATCGGGAACCAGATTTTAACGAAAGTATCAAAATCGTGTGTGCTTAATTCCTTAATAGCCAGCTTTTCAAGTTTTGTTAAATCTTCCCAAATCAACATAGCATTCACCTTTAAATCTTGCTTAGGACGCTTGCGACTGCGTTTTTCATCGCTTCTTCTGTATTGTCTTGCTCTTTGGCGTTGGCGCTAATATTGAACGTGTCGCCTTTATCAATGCCAAGCCCTTTTGCGATCATGGTGCTGTTAATCATTCCGTTTGCAGCTACTGGTATTTTTGTTCTTTGATTACCGATTCTGCAAACTCAATAACAACATCATAGCCTGGCTTGAGTTTCCACTTTGCTAATGCTGTGCCGGAAAAACCGCAAAACAGCTTTAACCCTTCCCATGTAAAAATACGCGGCTTGTGAATCGTGTCCTGATACACTCGCCCCTGAAAGGATGCCGTTTCACCTGCTTTAATGGCGTTTAGCTCCGCCCACTCAAAATACTGAACAATCAGGTTCATGACTTGTTCCGGCGTTAGCGTTGCGCGTTTATCAATCTCACTACCTACCAGATCGGAATATCGCTTATTCCATAACTTTTTAAAGTTTAGACTTCCGCCGCTGGCGCTTCTGTTTTTTTAGCCATAATAAAATCCTCCTGTTGAGGCGTGATTATAGCTAAATTGCAGACACAACAAAAACCCGCGCAAGGCGGGTTATCTTTTGGCGTTGCATCAATCAATATACTTGATGCTTCCAGGCTTGCCAAACTTGCGACGAAATGCAATTTCATCAGCAATCTTTTCGTAATTTCGTGTAATTTCCCAAACATCGCTTTTGTTTTTGTATACGGCAATAACCAGTTCGTTATCTCTTACGCAAGCACGAACACCCCAGGAAACGCAAAGATAAACAAAAAAGCAAATACAGCGCACAAAACCAAAACCATGCAATAAACATCAGCATTATATAGCCCTCACATAATTGATTGAAAATTGGTGCGTTTCAGGGTTAGCACCAGATAAACGCTTTGCAAGGTTGACGGCGTGATGTTCGTCAAATGCTGCAACCTCGCATTCAAAATCCTGCTTGCATGATCCGCAATTGCGACCCATGCGCCTGATAGTTAACTTAACTTTGAACACCATCCGGCTTATCCTCTTGCAATTTCACCATGAAATCACCGATCCGGCCTAATACCGCCTCGCCTTTTGCAAAGCGCTTTTTGTATCGCGTTTTCTTGCCGTCACGCTCAACAATGATTGTAACCTTTGCAATTTCTTTATTGCTCATTTTCTTCTCCTGAATGATGCGGGTTACGGTTCCCGCTGGCATCGGGGCGCGTTGCGCTCTCCCTGCCCGATTTGGTTTTGTGGCTATCGCGCCACGCGTTGTGTGAAAACACATCTTATGTTCACGGCGTTTAATCTACCAATCAGAAATCACGCCGTCAACCTTACTTGAACCAACTGGCTATTATTCATACTCGCCAGGCTTGCCCCATCGACCAGCAATATAGCCAGCAAGCCATACAAACTTTGTGCGCGTGATTAGCGTTGAAATCGGCGTGTGATGTTTGGTGATAATTCCAGCCGCAATATGATCATATTTGTTGCCGCTTGTCACTTCGACTTTCAGATCCTTCATGCACTCTTTTGCAGCACGTTTAACAATGTTGTATTCAGCCTCATTAAGTCCAAACATTTTACAGTCCTCTTGATTTCCAAAGTTGGTACATTTCAAAGTAGTGCAATGCTGTGTCAGTGTCGCTGCGCTCTAACGCTTCCTCTTGCTTCTGTGCGCAACACTGCGACGGTTTTATGTAGTTAGGCATACAATCACCTTTCCAAAATTAGCGCCTCTTAGAATGCGATTGAGGCGCTTTAAAAGCTATTCGATTTCTTCAAAATTTCCGTTTATGATTTTTGAAACAGATTGATTGTATCAACCTTTGCACAATCCCACGCTGGCGAACCAGGTTCCTCCCACGGCGAACCAGGGGAATGATTTGTCATGTTGTCGATCAACTCTGAAACTTCGCTCAACAAAACTTGTTCGATGTGATAGCGCTCAATGCCTATATTTTCTACCGATTCAAACGCCTGAACAACTCCACCTAAAACGCGTTGCTGTGCCATTGCTTCATCGAGCGTGTCGTGAATGTTTCTGATCTGCTTATTGCCAAACTTACCAACGCCGTAACTATGAATATAAATCATTGCATCACCTCGTTTTTACGCTTCCACTTCTCAACATCCATTTCATTAAGGCCGTTTTCATGCCGCCACACTGCCAACTCCGCCGCGCTTGTTGAAGCTGGCATCAGTTTATGCTCAAGCTGTACAAAAAGCTCTTTTGCTACTTCCTCTTTGATGTTTACAACCGCCTCGCTACCGCTACCCATTCGCCAGCCCAGGCCGCGCAATAATGATTTCGCTTGTTCTTCTGATAGGTTAATTGTGATCATTCTTCTTCCTCCACTGCATAAAACTTGATGCGGCTATTGTCAACAAGAAACATAACATCGTTATCCCATTTGTCGGCTTCGACTTCGTAATATTCCTGGTTATCGTCATCTGCCAGGATTACGCGATCTTCATCAATGATTAGCTCATAAGTGCC